CACTCAAGCCGACGTCACTTTCGTCGCTGCGCGCTTCAACTGCCAGATCCGCTGGACGCTTACCCGCGCCGAAGCCGAGCTGATGCGTATCGCCAATATTTCAATGAGGAGGCACTGATGAAATTTCTCCGCCGTCTGATCCTTGCCATGCGACTGCATGCCGATCGCGGGCTGCACTACCGCTGGCGCCGTGCCTGGCGTCGCGCGGGAGAACTGGCATGAATTTCCCGTCGTCGCCAACCGCCGAACCCAGAAAGGAGCGCGCCATGCATTACGCCCGCATCGAAGCCTCGCCACGCCTCCAGCGCGTCGCCGCATTGCTCGCTGACGGAAGCGAGCGCAGCACCCTCGATATCGCCGCCAGCGCCAAGGTCTGCGCCGTCAACAGCGCCATCGCCGAACTACGCGCCAACGGTCTCGACATCGCCTGCCGCCGCCAGGGCAATCTCTGGCTCTACTGTCTCAACCCCCCCATTCACCACCCCGCAGGAGAAGCCGCATGAGCACCAAGAAATCCCGCCTCAAGACCGCCGCCGCCACCGTCGCGGTGCCGCAGAACCGCGAACAGGCCGCCCAGGCGATCGCCGACATCGGCGCCGCCAACCGCGCTCTGGCGCGACTGACCGCCGACATGAACGATTACCTGGCCGAGATCAAGCGCGCCTACGAGGAACGCGCCGAGCCGCTGCGCCGGCAGATCGAGGCCAACACCGCCGCCGTGCAGACCTGGGCAGCGGCAAACCGCGAGCAATTGACGCAGAGCGGCAAGGTCAAGACCGCCGCGCTGACCACCGGCGAAATCCTCTGGCGCACGCGGCCGCCGAGCGTCACCGTGCGCGGCGCCGAGGCCGTGCTCGACGCACTGCGCCGTCTGGGACTGACCCGCTTTATCCGCGCCAAGGAGGAAATCAACAAGGAGGCGATCCTCAACGAACCCGAGGCGGTCAAGGGCGTCGCCGGGATCAGCATCAGCCAGGGCGAGGATTTCGTCATCGTGCCGTTCGAAACCGAGCTGGCGGAGGTGGCGGCGTGATCCCCGAGCGTGATTTTTCCAAGGTCACCTTCAAGGTCAATACCTCCGGCAGTTGGGCCAACCTGGTCACCTGCGGCGTCGAGCGCATTGATGAGGTCAAGAAAGCCTGTGAGGTCATCGCCAAGGGCGGCCGCATCAAGTTCAAGTATGTCGATGCCGAGGGCGGCACCTGCGCGGTGTACGGATGGAATGGCTATGCCACCTGCTGGCATGAACCGAAGCGGGGGCGGTGATGCGCACTCCTGGCCTCGCTTCGCGCGCCTTCTTGACGCGCATGTTCATGGCGGCACCGAACTACATGCTCTCTTTCATCTTTTGCTTGGCAGGCACCGTGATGACGGCGCTATCGAAAAATGCTGACTGGCACTGGCTGCTCGTTAGCGATGCCAACGTGGCCATCTGGCTGTTGGTGGCCTTCTGGCTCGATCCGAATGCGAAGAGGTAACGCCATGCCCAAGCTAACCAAGGAACAGTGGAAGCAAGTCGAGCATCAGCTCTCCGGCCCGTTCGGCCAGGTAGAACTGATGGCCGACGGCTACAAGCTCACGCTACAGGTGCAGGGCTACAAGGCCCTGCGCCAGTGCATCGTCGTCTTCGTTGATGGCGTGTCCAAGGGCGAGTGGTACAAGGGCGAAGCGCCGGAGGCCAAGAAATTCTGCCGCGAGCAGCGGAGCTGGCTCTATCCGACGAAGGAGCGCGAGGAGGCGAAGGCGAAGCTCAAGTCCCGGCGTCTCGATCCATTCCTGCGTGAGTACTACAAGGGTGTCGCGGAGCGTTTCTCGGCGACTTGGGTGCCGTACTGGTTTGCGCCCAAATCCCTCTCCAGGCATCTGCGCAAGACGTGCGCAGATGTCGAGATCGTCGATCTCGGCTATCGGGTGTAACGCGATGCCCGCCACCCGCAACCAACTGCTCGCCCGCCTGCACTGCATCAAGAAGGAACAGGGCTGGGACGACGAGGCCTACCGCGACATCCTGGAGGCGCGCACCGGCAAGCGCTCGGCCGCTGATCTGGACGGCGGCGCGCTGGCCCGTCTCGTCGCCCAGCTCGGCGAGCAGAAACCCAGGGGCAGCTTCAAGCGCGACAACGAGTGGGCATTCATCGACAAGGCCGCCGAAGACAACCGGCCGCTGCTGCGCAAGATCTGCGCCGTCTGCCGCGCCATGAAGGTGGGCAAGACCTATGCCGAGGGCGTGGCCCGCCGCCAGCACGGCGTCGAGCGCCGACTGGAGATGATGAGCAACAGCGAATTGTGGATTCTTGCCGGCGCCCTGGAGCGCACGCGCAAGTTCAAGGCCAAGGATGCCCCGCCGCCCGAGGGCGGCATCGGACAAGGCGAAAGGATCGCCTGATGGATGCCGCCCCCCAGCTCATTGCCGATCTGGCCGACAAGGTTGCCGACGCCGTCTCCAAGCGCGGCCTCGATCCTGAGGCCGCCGCGCAGGTCGGCGTCGAGGTCGCCGACCTGATGCGCGCCGACTGGGGCGGGCAGGCGATCTACTTCGCCAAGGGAATGGCCATCGACATCAGCCGCCGCGACCTGGAAATGTGGGAGAAATTCAACGGCCACAATCATGCCGAATTGGCACGGGAGTATGATCTGTCTGTCATTCACATCTACCGGCGTGTCAAGTCGGTGGGCGATGCCCTGCGAGCCAAGCGCCAGGGCGATCTTTTTGGGGAGGCACAATGAAACGGACCATTACGATTCTTGCTGGCATCCTTCTGTCGACGTCCGCGCTCGCCGTGTGTGAGGGCGTTACCCCGGAGAAGGATGGGATTTCCTGTGCCGTGGCGCAGACCGACAGCGGCCGCGTGCTGAAAATTCAGGTGCATGCCAGGAAGGGCGATCCAGAGGCGCGCGTCGGCGCCGCCAAGGCCGCCACGGCGCGTGCCATCGAGAGCTTTATCAACGAGGGCGGCGTCTTCATCAAGATGCGCTCGACGCGCCCGGACGGCATGGCGATCGAGCGCACCTGCTCCAAGATCAAGGGCAGGAAAACCGAGCACTGCGGCGAGTGGGTACCAGTCAAGGGGTGATGAAGAACGCTCTGCCGATCCTGCTGGCGCTGGCACTGACCGCTTGCGGCGATGGCGGACGTGAAATCGTAATGCCGCTCAAAGCTGGCATGCCCGCCGCCGATGTTACGGCGGCAGAGCGCGCCGTGGAAATGCTCATCAAGACATGTCCAGGTTTGCCGCGTTACTGGGATGATCTTGCCGTCGGCGCTCCGGTGGCAGTGAAGGAAGCGACCCTCACCGATCAGCGGGAGCGGGGATGGGTTCGCGCCGTTGCGATTGAATTGCATGTGGCCGCCCGGCCGAAACACATCCCGCACGCTTTCTTTGCAGCAGGACATCGTTGCTACTATGATGCGGCGATGCCTCCGGCCATGGGCATTGCCGTGGCGAAGAGCGCCTGCATCTCCCTGTGCCTCGACCAACGGACCAGACAATCCCAGGCTTTCCTTAACCCCCGTTAATAGAGCCTGACTGCATGCGCGCGCGACACTGGCGCGCATGTCCACGTCAAATCAATCCTGTCGCACCTGTGCCAACCGGCGAGCGAACTCCGCTGATCCGGTGATCGCGCTTGGCTTCGGCCAGTGCGTGCATCAGCCGGCGTATCAGTACGTCTCCGGCCATAGCGCATGCGCGTTCAATCCATCCCGCTACCAGGAGATAACCCATGCGCCTGCCCCGTCTCGCTGACTGGATCGTCATCGCCATCGTCTTGACGCTGGCCATCGCCATCATTGCGCCCCAGCAGATCCCCGTCACGCTCTACAAGCTCTCGCTGGTCAGTCTGGCCGCCGCCGTCGGCTACTGGATCGACCGCAGCCTGTTCCCCTACGCCCGGCCTGACGATCGGCTGTCGGATCTGCAAACCGCCTCGGCCTATCTGCGGCGCGCCATCATTGTCGGGGCGTGCATCGTCGGAGTCAGCCTCGGTGCGTAGCTGGCTCATCGCCCTCCTGGTCGCCGCCCTTTCAGCGACTACCCTCGCGCAGGAGCCGCCCAGGGCCGCCCTCAAGTATCGGGCCAACCTGGTGCGCTCGGCGCGCCTGGCGTGGGGGCTGGATGCGCCCGTGGCCGTGATGGCGGCGCAGGTGCATCAGGAATCCGGCTGGCAGCCCGACGCCCGCAGCCCCTATGCTCACGGCCTGGCGCAGTTCACGCCGGCGACGGCGCGCTGGATTGGCGGCCTCGATCCGATGCTCAAGGGCGCGGAAACCGGCAATCCGGTCTGGGCCTTGCGCGCCCTGGCGCGTTACGACCGCTGGCTCTACGACCGCATCCCCGCCGCCAGTAACGTCGATACGGCCTGCGACCGCTGGTGGGGCGCCTTGCGCGGCTACAACGGCGGCCTCGGGCACTGGCTCAAGGAGGCGCGCCTGGCCGCACCCTCTATGGATAGCGGCGCGATCGATGCGCAGTGCGGCCGGGCGTCCCGGCATATTTCGCACTGCCGGGAAAACCTCGCCTATCCGCGCCTGATCCTCACCCGGTGGCAACCGCTCTACGCCAGCTGGGGGCCGGGAGTGAAATGCCCATGACCAAACTGATCGCAATCGTCTGGCCCTA